CCCTTGATCCTCACCGCCCTCACTCATTAACGCGGTTACATATGTTTGATTGAGCACGATATCGCCACCGCGCGCCAAAGGCTCGAGACCCGCCTCGGCGCGTACCTCGTTAATCGTCGCGTAGTGCGAGACCGCGTCGATTCTGTTCTTGAGTTCACTCTCTGCGGTCGCAGAGTCCAATCCGACGAACTGAAAAGAGAGCTCGGGGTCGATTGGGTGAATGATCCAACGATTGATCCATCCTTGCACCTGACGTAGCAGCGGACGAAAGCCGCGATCTTTAGACGCGAGGATTCGTTGCTCGGGTCCACCTTGTGAGAGTGAGCTCGTTACACCCTCCGAGCCGAAGACGAAACCGAGCTCAGCGGGGTCGATCTGGTAGATCGCGCAAGCGATCTTTGTTAGGTAGCCCATCCAAGTTGAGTATCCCATCTCCTCGGCGCTCTGTCCGAGGTTCACCGATGAAACCTCCTCGTTCGCCTCGGGGTCAAGCTGTAAGATCGGCGTACGCTTTGCTTGATGCGCGCCTGATAACATCGCGTAAAAGTCACGACGGAACGCGCGGAACACTTGCGGGCTCATCTTGCTTTTCACTGCGAGGATCGAGTTGACGTGTATCCCGTTCGTAAAGTTCGCCGCGTTGTAGGTTTCAGCGTTTACGAGGTATGTCACAGTGCGCACGAGCTCCTCGAGCTCGGGGTGTCCGTAACCATGAGAATAAATCCACGTACGCGGACGACGCACACCAAAAGCGAGCGAGTCCGCGTCCCACTCGGCGACGGTCTCGCCGTTGATCACCTGAATAAAGGCGGCCTCGTCCCAGTCTCGGCGACCCTCCTCGCGCTCTGCCTCGCTCGTCGTGCTGCGCCGAATAGTCGACGCGTCAACGGGAGTAAATCCGATCACCTCGCCGCCGCGATTGCGTAGGATCTCGAACACGCATTGATCGTAAGTGAGAGAGTCACGAAGCACCATACGCAAGAACGACTCAAACGAATCAGCGCCGCCGTATTTGTTCCCGTCTCCACATGTCTCCATCCATCGTGTGAGCGTGTTTATCCGCTCGCGTAGATCGTCCGACATCTCCGCATCTCGATCGCGCGGAGCGATCACAAAGCCCGCGCTGTACTTGTCTCGCTGCGGAGTCGCAAATTCTGCGATCTGATTGATACGTGTTTGGATGATCGCGGAGATCACAGGTACGCGGGACATCGTGAGGAGAACACCATAGTCGAGGCCGTTCGTCCCCTCGTGCTCAGAGTCGCGATATGTGTCGCCAAACGACGCGCGAGAGTCCCACGGGTTGAGGTCGTGCGCTTGAGGCACAGCCGAAGACGGGCCGAGGTTATCGGCTCTAAGTGCTTTTTGTATCAGCGTCTCGCTGATCTCACTGATCTCGCGCATCTGCTCTTGATACGACGGGCGGGGGTTGTGTGTCTTCATGCTTCGTAGTCCTCATCGAGAAAGCGATACGCGTACATGATATAGCTCTCGCGCGGTTTATTGTGACCCCTGAACGGACGCTTTCTCGTGACCACGCCCTCGCCCCAGCGCCCGTCCCCTAGTCGCCCGTGTGCGTTACCCTCGATCGTGTCGACGTGTGTCTCGCTCACGCTCACCGCGCGTGTGATGTGCTGACCCCAACGCTTACACCCTTTACGCCCAACGACCACAATATCGCCGCGTCGGATCTCGTCGAGCGCGATCGCGCGTGGTGTCCCTTTGCAGAACTCCCAAAGGCGATATGTAGACGGCATCACCTTGCGACGGATCGTCGCGTCGAGATCAGGATCACACCAGGCCGCGAACGCGCCACACCACGAGAACCCGCCGATCTTCGTGTTCGGAGAGTTCGTGTACGGATCGTCCTTACGCCAGCCGAGGCCGTCGTTTATGTAGCGGAGGATCTCAGCGCCGCGATGCAGCTCATCCTCGCTCGTAGCTTCCGCGAAGCCGCTGCGCCCTTTTCGGAGGATCACGCCGTCAGCGTCGACATAGTATCCACGGGGCGGCTCAGTCACGACGAGCGCGTGAGCGTCTTCCGCGCGCGCGATCATACTATCTATTCTCTCATTGTCCATTGTGCTCTCCTGTCTGTTAATATGTGGAGTGTACCACACCGCACGACGATCGAGAATATCATGGAGCTAAAGACACGCCGCCTCGCGATCGTGCTCGTCGATCTGATAGGCTCGACCGCTTTCGTACAGCGCGTCGGAGCACACCGCGCGGCGACGTGGCTACAGTATCACGACCGACTCGCGCGCTCGCTCCTGTATCGCTTCGATGGACGAGAGATCGATCGGAGCGACGGATTTTTGTTATCGTTCGAGCGTCCGATAGACGCGCTCAACTTTGCGCTGCATTATCAGCGCGAGATCCCCCAACGTACACACATCGACGCGCGGGTCGGGATACACTGGGGCGAGGTCGTCGAGGTCACGCAAGACGAGCTTTACGCCGCCGTAGGCGCGAAGCGTACAGAGCTCGAGGGGGTCGCGAAGAACATCGCCGCGCGTACGATGTCCATATGTGGAGCGAAACAAGTGATCCTTACACGCGACGCGCTCGTCGCTGTACGATCGCGCACGAACCCGCACACACCAAAAGGGACACGCTTCGCGTGTGTCGGTCTGTACGCGTTTAAGGGTGTCGCCGCACCCGTCACGCTCTACGCGGTCGGCGTGGAGATCGAGGCGCTACAGCCTCCAGAGGGTAACGAGAAAGCGCGGCGTATTGGCGGACCTCGTACAATCCGATCACGCGCGAAACATAGAAGGCTGCGCGAGTGGGCGTGGTGGTTCGCGTGGCGTGGCGCGTGGGTTTCGCTTGGCTATATCGTCGCGCTCATGTATCCCTTTCTCTCTGATCCGAGCGCGCGCGAATCTTGGGGGCTGTGGTGGCTCAACTGGTTCGACGCGATCACATACGTCGTCGAGGCGACGCGGGAGGCGATGAGATGAATAAAGAGGAGATCGACGAGACGAAAGCGCGTCGCGGGTGGTGGTTCGCTTGTGTGTTTCTCGTCTTGGTCGTCGCGTTGATCTTGTTTCTCGCGCGCGTCGACATCGTAAAAGAGAATCGTGACGTACTCGTCGGCATATTGGGCGTCATCACGGGGAGCATCTCGTCGATGATGGCGATCGCGAGCGGTCGCGATCCGAGCGAGGTCGAAGAACTACGCGACAAACTCGGACGCGCGAACGCTGATCGAGAGGCGCTTATCGCGAGGCTACGCGACGCGCAGATCCAACTACAGCTACACCGCGACCAACTCGCAGAGCTCCAAACCGCGATCATCGAGCGGCTCTCTGTGCTCGCGGGGCCAGTGATCACGACGCGTGATCCGAGCAAGGTCGAGCTAGACCCCAACGTCGCGCAGTGGCTCCCCGAGTCTCACACGCGAGGAGAAGATAAACACACATGATCACGGAGCTCGAGCAACGACTCACGAACCGACGCACGACTTGGGCCGCGCGTCATACCTTATTTGACCCGTCACGCCACAGCGTGGAGCCCATCGCCGAGGCCGTCGCTAAAGCGTTCGTCGTAAAGCACCACTACAGCGGGACATATCCAGCAGCGCGTTTTCGGGTCGGGTTGTTTGATGACGCGGAGCTCGTCGGCGTCGCGGTGTTCAGCGTACCCGCTTCGCAAAAAGTCCTCCCGCGATACGCAGACATCGACCCGCGAGAGGGTGTTGAGCTTGGCCGCCTCGTGCTCCTCGATGTCTGCGCGTACAACGCGGAGACGTGGTTTATCTCGCGCGCCTTTCGGCTGGTGCGACGCGCGCTCGGTGTGCGGTTTTGCTTGTCGTACTCAGATCCCGTAGAGCGGAGAGACGACAGCGGGCGACTTGTGAAGCGTGGTCACATTGGCCAAATATACCAAGCCCTCAACGCCTCATACTTTGGACGCGCCTCTAGGTCGACGCTCCTATTATTACCTAGCGGTCGAGTCATGAGCCCACGCGCGCTCGGGAAGATCAGGAGAGATGAGCGCGGGCGCGGGTACGCTACCGAGCAGCTCATAAGAGGCGGCGCGCCCCCCCCGATGAGAGGTGAGAGCGGCGAGAGCTACGTCGCGCGGGTGAGCGGGAGCTTCACGCGCGTTAGGCATCCGGGCAACCTCGCGTATGGTTGGCGATTCGATCGACACGTCGCGCTAAAGCTGCCCTCGCTACCTTACTTAAAAGTAGGTCCTTAAGAGTAACGGTTTCTCTTGTCTCGCTGTTTTGCGCGTGTTACGTTGCCGATTCGCCCGTCGTGCATGAGAGAGCGCGATGGAGTGAGGTGGTTAGGACGCGGGCGAGGTGTATATCATGGTGCGCCTCGCTCGCGTTTCTTTTTCTGTGCATACGCGCGACGCTTCGCGAGTCTAGCCTCGCGCTGTTC